GTCTATCATAATGCCTTCATCATCATCGCACTGGAGGCGTGACTTTTTACCATGCGGCAAAAGCCCCTTGAAACCCGCTGCTATCGGTTGCCAATCGACACCACTATTTTCTGCTGCAGCCCATGCCCCCCAGCGGTCTAAAACCTCATACATATCACGCATTATTCACACTCCCCAACCAGATTGAGGATGACCGCCGAGCCATTGTCTTTCATATATTCTCCCTTTCCGCTTGCTAAAAACCAACGACACACCTCCACGGCTTCAGCCCGTGTGACCGGTTTGATGGTCATCAGCAATTTTTCAAGGTAGCGCTCGCGGTCATATACCGATTCGTGATGCTCAGAGTAACCAAACTCATCGCCCTGTTCTTTAGTTGCAGTGTGGCGAACACTGTAGAGCCAGTCCCAGTAAACAAACTCACGAACTACGTCTGACAATGTATGAGGCTCTGGCAGCACATCACGATAGCCATCAACATATGCACGACGCTGATCATCAATTTCATTCATACGGATGCCGTCAATGCTGCCCGCTTTCTTCTCGGCTGCAGTCCACCCCCAGAGATGATCATCGATAAATTTCTGGGAAGACTTGATCACTCGCTCGGCTTCCACATCTTCGAGTGCTGCTTCATAGCTACCAAACGTAGCCCTGACTGATGCTGCTTTTTTTATATTTTCCCGGGCGATCCTGATTGCCTGTGCCGGGTTATCCATGCCGATGGTACCGAAAGCAATCTGGAAAGGATCGCCACCATTCGCCAGCAGATAACGCGAATAGCGTTCCTGAGCCTCTTTTGGGGAAATTTTAATTTTCACCAGCGCGGCCTCAGCAGCATCCAGATGTGCGGGTTCGTTCAGACGGATAACCTCCAGCACCCAAAGATAAGCATCAGTCTGCTTATGCCCGGTGATTCTCCGTTGCTCTGGCAGGGGCTTGATGTTTGCGAGGGTGGAGCTGTACGCTGCCGTCGGGATGGTGAATAGTGCTTTATGTTCGTTATTATCAGTACGCATTACGCAACCGCCTTTTTCTTATGGAAAACCAGCTCTCGAACCTGATCACCGTTCATGAGCATATTGTTGAAATCATCGTGATCCGGCCAGTACACGCTCACGCGCTGCAGGTCATTCTTTGCCATCAGATTGGCATGAGCACATTCGCAAGCCGCAGCCAGCCCGGTGGCGCTGTTCTCGTCACGGTCAGCAAAAATAATCAGATGCAGAACACCAGCTGGTACACGGAACTTTTTCATAAAGCCGCTGTTAATGGTTGCCCAGGTGTTCACGTTATAAATCTGGTGCGCTGACAGCGCTGTTTCGATGCCTTCGGCGATACCCAGAGTGCTGGCGACAGGAAACATGCGGATAGCTACAGAACGAGCGTGATCCAAATAGTTATCTTCCTGCAGGGATTTGAGGCGCTTTGCACTGCTACCGATATCTGCTTTTTTATCACCATCAAGCAGAGTCTGGTGCAGATAGCACAACTCCCCTTTATCGTCCGTAGCAAGTGAATAAAGAGACTGGAACACACTCCCGTTGTGTCTCTGCCTGGCATTGAACCGGATCGCCTCAGCAGGAAGACTGAATATTCCACGAGAATTAAGATACGCTGCGCCGGATGTACCACGCAGTGCCTCCAGTTTTGAAAACTTGCTCAATACCCGTTTGCGTAAGCTGGTGGCGCTGCTGGTTACCGGGATTTTAACCCGTTGGTAATCATTACCGATCAGGCGGTCTATTTCGGTACAAATCTCGTTAAATGGCTTCGCCTGTGTCAGGGTGACAAGTTTCATACCATCGCCACTACCACATACACAGATCCACGTTCCTGCACCGTCGCGGTCATCAATTCGGAACTTGCCACGTGCACCGCATACCGGGCATTCACCCTTGAAGTGATTTTTTCCGGTTATCGGCGGCAGACCGAAGTGCTCTAATATTTCAGGCCAGCGGCCTTTCGCTGCATCTGCTGTTTTCATCTTACTGACTCAGACTGTTTATATTTTTCTGGAGTTGGTGCTTTGCCTGCATGATGCGCCAGGCCTCACTGCCTGCCGGTATCTCACGTCGTTCATCACGTTCCTGAGATAAATCAATCGTTGTTTGTGCGTTTTCAGTGACCTTCTGAACCCGCTGGTGGCCTTTGGCAAACCGGATCAGTTTGTGTCTGATGTAGTTATTTACCTCAGGGGTAATTTCCATCGGAAAGTTACTCAGTCCGTCAGGCCACTCGCCGAACTTTTCCCGGAAAGTGTGAGCACACCATCCGTCACTGACTGGACGCCCCAGCGAAGCACGCTGGCGCTGATAAAATTTGATCTGACTCCACCAGGACTGTTTCTCTGCCTTCGTCGACTGATGCTGATTTTTACCCAGCTTATTAAGTTTGCGGCTAGTGTCAGTATCAACGTCTTCACCTCGCAGCGGCTTGTGTCCACATTTCGGGCAAACATAGACGCCTGCTGGCTTCATGTAGTGGCATTGAGGGCATTCATGTGGCAGTTTTTCGGCCCGTTCCTCAACTGCCCGGCGCACGCTTTCCTCCATGCCGTCAGACTTACCGGGAAGCTCGTCGTACTCGATTGAATCCGGATAACCCAAACGGTGCACGGTGCCGCTGTGATCGAAGATAAGGCAGGACGCTTTACCCGGTGCGGTGCGCAGCCCACGCCCGAGTGCCTGCAACCAGCGAATTTCGCTTTTTGTTGGCCTGGCGTAGATGATGCAACGAACGTCACTATCGAATCCGGCTACCAGAACGCCCACACTAACGATGATTTTCGTTGCACCGGTTTCAAAGCGGTGAATGATGGTCTGGCGCTCATCTACCGGAGTGTCTGCGGTCATTACCTCAGCGTTAACACCCGCCAGGTTAAACTGGATTGTCAGGTAATTGGCGTGGGCTACGTTGACGCAGAAAGCGATGGTAGGTAGATCCCGACCATTCTCCAGCCAGTTCTGTACAATGTCGCCCACCAGCGTAGAGCCGCACATGATTTCAGCCAGCTGTGTTTCGTTGTAATCGCGGCCGTACTCAAGCGAAGATGTGGTTTTAACACCTTTCAGATCCGGCTTAGTTGGCGCGTAAAATTCGTATTTACTCAGATCGCCACGCTGGATTAACTCGCCGATGGTGGTCGGTTTAATCAGTCGGTCATAGTATTTGCCCAGGAACGGGGAAAACGGAGTACCCGACAGGCCAATCACCTTTACGCCTTTGCCGCGCAGACGTTCGATATCCTTCAGGATGCGTTTTTTACGCAGGTGCGCTTCGTCGATAATCAGCAGATCGATATTTTCAGGAAAAACACGACGAATAAGCGTATCAGCGCTGGCAATCTGAATTTTCCGGTCCGGATCGTAGTTCGGGTGATCCGCCCAGATATAACCGATTTCATCTCCAGGTAAACCATACTGCACGAACCGATTAGCCGTCTGACCAATCAGGATGGTGTACGGAACACAGAACAGAGCGCGCATACCACGGCTGACAAAACCAGCAACTATGAAGGCTGCCAGACCCGTTTTACCGCTACCTGTTGGCGAATACACCATGAAGGTGTCGTTTGCCTTCCAGTCACGGCGCAACATGTTTAGCGCTCGTTCCTGTGCAAAATTCGGCGTGATCGTCAGCTCCATTGTGCAGCTCCCGTGCTGATGAGATAATAATTTTGTGATGTGGTTTTCATGGATTCCCCCTCACATGGCTGGTGGCCTCCCCAAAGGCTGCCAGCCCCCTTCCGAATCAACTCACTTAAATTTCGTCGCACGAATAACGTCAATTCCGTTCTCGCTATATCGAAGAGGGTGCTTACCGTCCCTGAGCAGGACAAAACCTGACATCCCCTCAGGTAGCTGAGCCAGCTTCATCAATGAACGGTTGCGGAGAGACTTCTTATCGACCTCAATGGCACACTGCTGGCCGTCTGATGATGTAACCAGGCAACCAATAAACCCTTTACGACCACCGCTGATGCTGATGCTGATGCTGAAATTGCGTTGCAGGTGGTATCCCTGAGACTTGATTTTTTTCTGCATCACATAATCGAAAACAACTTTGTCATCGGAGCGAATGAATTGCTCTTCCAGAAGAGCGATTAAATTTTGCTTCAGGTCTTCACTCATACTTTTTATCCATCTTGTACTAGCTTTCTGGTACAGCCGTTTTTTCAGGGGTATCCCCCTTTAGATCGAGATCTACCTAACCTATGTACCCGTCTGTTGGAAAAGCCTGTTCCAGTGCTTCGCACTAACACACGGGCACTCCTCCCCCTCCCCTCCTCTCGTTGAATTTTCTACGTACCCTTTAACTAGTACAAAAATGCAATGAGATTTGGGATTCAGCCACCGGACACCTTTAAGCCCGGTACCAATCAGGAGCGCGATTGCGTTCCTGCCAGGGGCGGCTGAGTTGTATACCCCTGTAAAGCTCTGCCCTGATTTCTCACAAACAAGCGGAGCCTTGTGTTTGCTTCGTGCCTTGCTCTGTTCTCCTTGCGGAATGAAACAGGCTCAGCGTCAAAAGTGATTTCGTATACCTCCGCATATTTCAGGGCGACCTTCCGTCTCAGTGACGGAGGCAGCCCCTGTAACTGCTGCTGAATCCACTCTTCGTCTGCCTGGCAGTACCTAGATGGCATCTCTGTCTGAACGTAATTCTGGGACATACAAGCCCTTCACCTCTCCCGTGCGCGCTAAGCTTGGATGTGTATATGGAATGTTCGGATCCAGATGGCAGAGAATGGCAACATCCTCCGGAACGCCCCGCGTTTTCCACTTTCCAACTCCCTGACTACCACGAGGCCTTCCTTTCTTTGGGAACCTGCGGCCAATAGCGGCATTGGTCTTAAATTGAGTTTTTAATATTTCATAAAGGGTCATTCTTTAGCCTCACACCGGATACTCTGTTATCCAAGAATGTTAAACGCGAGAATCCAAAGTATCAAGAAATTCTGTTACTTTAGTATCAGCAGCCATGAAAGGAGAAGAAAAATGAAATCTTTAGGTGAACGCCTCATCAACGCACGACAAAAAGCTGGGTTAACGCAAGATGCGTTGGCTAAAAAAGCAGGGGTCACCAGAGTTGCAATCAGTAAAGCCGAGCAAGGCCTTACAAAAAGTTTCAACGGTGACACCCTTTTTAAAGTCGCAGCTGCACTGCAGTGTTCACCGCAGTGGCTTCAGAACGGAGATGAAAAAGATAAGCATTGGGAAAATAATGTTAAGAGCTGCCCACAGAGAGACACAGCACACTCTTACCCTGTAATTAACTGGGTTCAGGCAGGATTATTCGCAACTGCTGGTGATGACTACAACATGTATGATCAGGATAATTGGAGGCATTCTGTAAAATACGCTGGTGAGAGGGGGTTCTGGCTGGAAGTGCACGGAGACTCAATGACTTCGCCCGTAGGAATAACATTTCCTGAAGGAATGTCGATCCTTGTCAACCCAGATAAAGAAGTTTTTTCAGGGTGTTACGTCATCGCCAGAAAAAAATCTACCAATGAAGCAACATTCAAAAAATATATTTCTGAAATG